TGCAAAACAAAAATATGGGAGGCCGATAATGGCAACAGTTACTTCATCTACTAGCTATGTGCGTGATCGCGTAGACGGGTTACGCAAGCAGAAACAATTAATGCGCGAGGTTGAGCAAGCCTTAGCAGCAAAGCAGGCGGCTGAGAAAGAAGAAAAAAAGCGCCTGAGTGATCACAGAATTGCCACTAAGCTGGCTCGAATCAACGGTACTGACGCTCCTGCGCCAATAGAAGCCCCTGCGCCAGTAGAAGCGCCAGCGCCAGTCGTTGAAAGCACTCCAACTCCAAAAGTAGAAGAGGCTCCAGCGAAGCCAAAGAAGGTTACGGCTAAAAAAACACCCAAGCCAAAGAAAGCGCCTGCAAAGAAAACCACTCCAAAAGGGACTAAGAAATGAAAATCAAAGATATGAGCCGAGTTGAGAAGGTTGATTCTCCAAAGGAAAACATCAAATCTGGCCCTACATCGCCAGAGCTGATTCGCCGCACTATGGGCGGCAAGATCAAAGTCATCAAGGCCCGTGGAGCTGGCGCGGCAACTCGTGGGTTTGATTTTCACGAGAAAGTTTAGTGGATGATATTGACCTTGGATCGCGCCTGAAAAGAGTCATGGCTGAGCGGAAAGAGCTTATACGCGAGGTCATGATGGAAGGTATGTTAAAAGATATAGAACATTATAAAAGTTTGCAGGGCGAGTTAACTGTTATAAACTTGGTCGAGGAAACCATCAAAGAGTTCTATAAGGAAATCTAAATTGACTACGCCTACGACTGAAGCCGCTTACGTTACAAACGAAGAGCGTGTTCTCGACCCAACCCTGCTTGATAAATCCGCGCTGGAGCGGATGCCAGACCCATCGGGCTGGAGGATGCTAGTTTTGCCTTACAAGGGTAAGGCTCAGACAGATGGCGGCATCCATCTCTTAAAAGAAACCATAGACCGAGATGCGCTTGCCACGGTTGTGGCTTACGTTGTCAAGATGGGGCCGCTTTGTTATGCCGACACCGAAAAGTTTGGCGACACCCCTTGGTGCAAAGAAAGACAGTGGGTTCTAATTGGCCGTTATTCAGGCGCTCGTTTCAAGCTTGAAGACGGTGGAGAGGTCAGAATGATCAATGACGATGAAGTTATTGGCACCATCCTTAACCCTGATGACATAGTGAGTTTCACATGATTGAGAATCAAAACGCAGAGCAAGAAGTCTTTGAAGAAGAGCAGGTTGAGATTGAGGTCACAGAAGACGTTGTAGAGTCGGAGGATTCTGGTGACGAGCTTGAGAACTACACCAAGTCAGTTTCCAAGCGCATCAACAAGCTAAACCAAAAGAATCGAGAGGCGGAGCAAAGGGCGCAGCAATTAGAGCAGATTGCGCTGCAAAAAGAGGCCGAGCTTCAGCAGTATCGGCAGTATAGCGCCCAGCAATCAAACGCGGTTTTAGCCAAAGAAGAAGAGGCTTTGGTGTCTAAAGAGGCCCAGATTGATGACGTTTATCGCAAGGCCGTTGAGTCTGGCGATGCCGACCTGATCACCAAGGCCAACAAACTTCAGAACGACATTTCTATTCAGAAAGAAAAGCTTCGAGTAGCCAAGAACAGGCAGCAACAGCAAGCCGCCCAGCAAGAGCAGTATTTCTCTCAGGGCAATGAGCGCGTTGTGCAGCAGCAAGAGTCTCAGCAAGCCGAGCAAGAGGTTCAGCCCACCGAAGACGCCTTAGAGTGGCATTCTCGAAACGAGTGGTATGGCGACAGCGAAAACGAAGACAACCTAAAGGCTACGCAGTACGCCTATTACGTTCACTACAACCTAGCCAATGAAGGCTTTGACGTAGGCTCAGATGAGTATTATCAAGAATTGGACAGCCGTGTCGGTACGGTTTATCCTCACACAAGATCCGCTAATGGTGGGTCGAAGACCGTTAGAAGTGAAAAGCAACCCGCCGTGCAAAGAGTTGCTTCAGCCCCTCAAGGGGGTCGGTCACAAACACGAGGCAATAAGAATGGCGTAAGCTTTTCTAAGTCAGAACTAGAGCGACTCAGAAACTTGAAGCCGCATAACATGACTGAAGAGGCATGGTTGCAGCGGGTAGCGAAAGAGAAGCAGAAAATTGCATCAAGAGAGGCAAGCTAAAATGGCAGAAGCAAAAGCAAGCGCACGTTCTTCCCGTGATTCGCAGTCACACGATAATCAGACTCGCAGGAAACCGTGGCGTCCAGTACGCAGCCTAGAAACCCCTCCTCCACCCGAAGGTTATACCTACCGATGGATCAGGGAGTCTATGTTAGGACAAGAAGACCGAGCTAATGTCTCGCGTCGCATTCGAGAGGGTTGGGAGCTTGTAAGAGGCACCGATTTACCTCCAGAGTGGCGTTCTTTACCAACAATGGACAACGGGCGGCATGAGGGCGTGGTTTACAACGAAGGGTTGTTATTAGCGAAGATCCCTAACGAAACGGTAGAAGAGCGAAGAGCCTACTATAAGGCTAAGAGCCAAGAAGCCACTGATGCGTTGGACAATAATATGTTTAACGAAACCCGTGGCGATAGCCGTTATGTTAAATACGATCCTCAGCGCGATACCAACGTAACATTTGGACGTAGATAGAGGTAATTACAAATGGCGAATAAAGACGCTGCATTTGGAATGAAGCCAGTCAGAATGATTGGCGGCGCACCTTACACTGGCGGTCAGAGTCGATATCGTATTGCTGCGAACTATGGAACCTCCATATTTCAAGGCGACATGGTTGCTCAGGTCACTGGCGGTACGGTGGAAGTACACGCTGACGGAGGCACAGTGCCTGTAGTTGGCGTATTTAATGGTTGTCAGTACACTGATCCGACTTCTGGTGATCAAGTGTTTAGCAACTACTACCCTGCAAGCACGAATGCTTCAGACATCATCGCTTTCATCATTGATGATCCAGATGTTGTTTACGAGGTGCAGGCTGATGACACATTCCCAGTTACCGATCTGTTCGGCAACTTCGATATTGTCTATACCAGCGCGGGTAGCACATCGACTGGTATCTCAGGTGCTGAGCTGGACGTAACCACTGGTGCGACAGCAACAACCTTGCCTATCAAGGCGATTGATATTTCAGAAGATCCGAATAACTCGGACACAGGGGCTGCGAACACTAACGTGCTTGTGGTTATTCAAAACTCGGTATTCGGCGTCAAAGGCGCTGGCTTAGCGTAACAGGAGGCTAGAAAATGGCTATCTCAAGAGCACAACTAGCCAAAGAGCTAGAGCCGGGTCTGAACTCGCTTTTCGGCATGAGCTACGACTCATATGACCGCGAGTACGAAGAAATCTTTGCTATTGAAGACTCACAGCGAGCCTTTGAAGAAGAGGTTTTGATCACTGGTTTCGGCGGAGCGCCGACCAAGACGGAAGGCCAAGGCGTTGTTTTCGACAATGCTTCTGAGTCTTATACAGCTAGATATACGCACGACACTGTTGCGTTGGCTTTCGCGCTCACCGATGAAGCCGTAGAGGACAACCTTTACGACTCACTGGGCAAGCGATATGTGAAGGCTCTGGCCCGATCTATGGCTAACACCAAAGAAGTCAAAGGCGCTGACGTATTGAACAATGCGTTTGACACCAACTTCACTGGTGGAGATGGAGTGACGCTGATTAATACAGCCCACCCTCTAGCGGGTGGCGGCACTGCTGCAAACCGTGCGGCTTCAATGGCTGACCTGAACGAAACGAGCTTGGAAGATGCGTTGATTGATATCAGCACATTCACCGATGACAAGGGTCTAACGATCTCTGTTCAAGCGTCGAAGCTTGTTGTTCCACCTCAGTTAGTGTTTGTTGCTGACCGTATCCTGAACTCAACCTTGCGTTCTGGTACTGCTGACAACGACATCAACGCTGTACGCAACACTGGTGTATTGCCCGGTGGTTACACGGTAAACCATTACCTGACTGACCCTGACGCATTCTTCTTACTGACTAGCGTCACTGACGCTGGCGAAGGTCTGAAGATGTTCCAGCGCACTGGCATGGAAACCACGATGGAGCCTGACTTCACGACTGGTAACATCCGTTACAAGGCCCGTGAGCGTTACAGCTTTGGCTTTAGTGACTGGCGCGGAATTTACGGCTC